AAAGGTAACGGTAATATCATTTTTAATAATATCACCTAAGTCGTTGTCTCGAAGCCATTGAAAAGCTGCCCCTTGATGCTCTTGAGGTATGGATGCGCCATATATTTTTTTTATCTCTACGGACTCTCCATCTTTCAGCTTTAATTTTGTAATATGCATTTCTTCCATCATCGCTGGTATCTCAAACTGCGATAATTGTTTTGCTTGTTCTTTTAATTTAGAAACACTTTTTTCTGCGTTAGCAATTTCGTCCTCTAAATCTTTTAATTTTATAACTTTATCAGACAAACTTTTAGCTGCGTCTGCTTGTGTTACAGATTGTACTCTATCTTCTTCATAGTCTATTTGACTCATCGATTTCACCTCTTTCATGTATGTTAAACTCAGTTGAATAGTACATTTTTTCTTGTCTATCCCAAGTTAACGTTTTATACTTTCCGTTGTTAATATCACACGCAATAGCGATAGCCAAACCTATAACTTTAGGATCTCCTGATAATAGTAAATAATCCTCATCAGAAAAATCTTTTAACAATCTTCTTAATTGATAAGTAATAGGTCCAGGACTTCTAACAATTTGTGTATCTTCTCTAAGAAGAACTTTAATTTCACCAAATTTTTGTGCCCCAATAATATTATATTTAGGACGACCTATTTTAGTTCCCGGTACTTCTTGAAGTAAATAAACAATTGATTTGCTATTTTCTTTCATGCTTGACTTTTAATATATATTTGATATTTTGTCAAATAGAAAGAAGTAATTATGCACTATAAATTTAAAACTAAACCATATGCACATCAATTAAAGGCTTTAGAAAAGTCATGGGAAAAAGAAGTATATGCCTATTTTATGGAAATGGGTACAGGTAAATCTAAAGTATTAATAGACAATATATCTATGCTTTATGACAAAGGCAAAATTAATGGTGTTCTAATTGTGGCACCAAAAGGTGTGTATCAAAACTGGTATAACTCAGAAATACCTAAACATCTTGTTGACCATATTGATAAAACAATGGTGCTTTGGAAAGCTATGATTAATAAAACTCAACAAGAAAAATTAAATACTTTGTTTAAAACAGGAGAGGATCTACATATTTTAATTATGAATGTAGAAGCTTTTTCTACTAAAAAAGGTGTTGATTTTGCTATTAAATTTTTAAATAGTCACAATGTTTTAGTTGCAATTGATGAGTCTACTACCATTAAAAACCCTAGTGCTAAACGCACAAAAAATATTTTAGGTTTATCAAAACATTCTAAATATAGAAGAATACTTACAGGTTCACCAGTTACTAAATCACCTTTAGATTTATACACACAATGTTATTTTTTAAGTCCTTGGTTACTAGACCATATTTCTTTTTATACATTTAAAAATAGATATGCAATTATGAGAACAGCTAACTTTGGTGGTAGAGATGTAAAAATTGTGGTTGGTTATCAAAGATTAGGAGAACTTTCAGAAAAATTAAAACCATTTTCTGATCGTGTGTTAAAAGATGATTGCTTAGATTTACCAAAAAAAACTTTCATGAAACGTATTGTACAATTAAGTGATGAACAAAAGAAAGTATATTCACAGATGAAACAAACAGCCCTAGCTTTTTTAAATGGTAAGGCTGCTACAACTGCAACAGTTATGACACAACTTATGCGTTTGCATCAAATAACGTGCGGACATTTTACATCTGATGATGGCACTACTCAAGTATTAAAAAATAATCGTATAGATGAGTTAATAAATCTATTGCATGAAGTACACGGTAAAGTGGTAATTTGGGCACATTATAGGCACGACATAGAAACAATCGTAGAACACATTAAA